ACATTGTCGGTGCCGGTCCAACGGGTATGTCTCTCGCATGGGAGATCCTCAGGTCAGGTGACCATGATATAACAATCTACGATCGAAAAGTATCAGCAGGTGGTTCTTGGTGGGAACCTGATATAGAAACCCGCGACCTTCATGCACACAGGATTGTTTTCGATCGAGCGTTCATCAATACACGGTCACTTTTTAAGGAGATGGGAATCGACTGGGATACGATTTTTGAACCCGTGAAAGATGATGTGTTCAAGTTTATGCGCGAGTCTTTGAGTATGAAAGATTATGGTGCACTCACCTCACTCGCTGCGAGGGTGCTCACTCAACCAGAAAAGTATAAGAAGATCGCACTCAAAGACGCCATGGGCCCACTTTCTCCAAATGGGAAGACGTTCATCGAACACATCACCCTCGTGATAGACGGGGTCACGTGGGATGTCATGTCAGCATATGAATTTGTAAAAAGTTTTGATCATGTCGCCACATCGAAACAATACACTCAGCGCGTTTCAGGTAAAGTCATGTGCGATGCGATGGAGTCGGCACTCATAAATGCGGGTGTCAACTTTGTTTTTGGTGTCGAACTGGAAAATGTCGCGTACTATTCAGATGGATACACCGCCACATTCAATAATGAATTGGTACTCGACGACGGAATGCTCTTCTTATGCCTCGACAACAGTCCAGCTTTGAAAATTTTGGGTGATAACTGGGGACCGGATGCAGATAAGAAGCTTCGGGTGAGCACGTATGGTGCGATTAATGTTCTACTCGATTACGACACGGCACCATCTATTAAATCGGATATCGAGATTGCGACGCAGACCCCCTGGAATTTACAACCCAAGGTTCTTTCTGATGGTAAGACTGTATCGTGTGTCATATGCAACCTCACTCAAGAGATTCTCAAAACTGAGCCGGATACACTGAAGGCGGAAGTACTCGCGCAACTCAAGCTCCCCGAACCAAAAACTGTGCGTATCGGATGGGGTGCCGAGTGGAAAGATGACACATGGGAATTCTCACAGTCTTCGGGGGTGTTGAGTCTTCATGGACAACTTCCATTCTTCGGGAAGTGTCCATATGTCGCCATGTGTGGAATGATGTCCCCCAGAAATACACCCTACTCGAGTATCGAAGCTTCCGTGGAAGTATCGAGATCCCTCAGTCATGAATGTTTCCAGACAAGAGAACCCTTACAACCCATATTCGCCACTCAAATTATCTTGATTACCTTTTTAATACTTATAGTTTTATTGATAGTATATCTCAGATGAAGTTTAGGGCTAAAGTCTACGAACCAATGTATGATTTCAACAACAAAAAGTATATACGTGTCACAATCCCCGAACATTGTGTAGATGTCATCAGTAAAATACACAACACCAAAAGACCTCTCCTTCTCCATGAGAAGGTGGATGACCCCCTAGAAGGTAAAGTGCTCAAGTTGAAAGTTCCATTCCGTTACAGGAGGGTGATGTGCGACGTCCAAGGACGTCCCGTGCAAACTCTTGTAAAGGGAGATGATGTGGAAATTGATATTACCTTCAAGGGTTACTGGAATATCGAGAATCACTCAGGCTTCTCTTGGATGCTCTCCAGCTGTTCCGCACTCTCTTGAGATTGGTTGGGGTCATTAGGAAGGTCAATGGTCTTGAGACCACCCTTCTGGAAACCACGGAAAGTCTGGAGCATACCTTGGAGACGGAAAATCTCCTGGGTCATCTGCTCGAGGTTCATCTCAATCTTCTTAATGTTCTCTTCAACGTCGACGACAGGCATCTTGTACTCATTTAAAGTTTTTACTCTTTAAATAAGTATGACTACACTCACTCGAACTGGGTATCTCGTGAGTGAGGGTCCGCTCCAGGAAATTAAAAAGGAACTTACCGTAAGACCTGTCGTAAATGGTGACTATGGATTTCCTCCACCACCTTTCAAAGTTTTTAGACCAACAAAGAACGGAGTGTGTGTTCCCAGATTCTACGGAAGTGCTAAGCTTGGAGAACCCAAGTACGACAAACGACCTGAACCAGTCCGCATCAAAACGAAGTTTGTTGGACAACTCCGAGACGCTACTCACCAAAATGAAGCAATGGCAGCCGCAATTAAAGCAGGTCACGGCGTCCTTTCTTTACCATGTGGTTACGGTAAGACGACGGTCTCCTTAGCCATAGCTTGTAAATTGGGGTACAGGACGATGATTGTCGTGCACAAACAATTCTTGGCGGATCAGTGGAAGGAGCGGATACAACAATTTTGTCCGGGTGCTACTATTGGTGTTGTTCAACAGAACAAGAAAGAGGTTGACTGCGACTTTGTCATCGCGATGCTCCAGTCCCTTTCCCTAAAAGAGTACAGTTTCACAGACTTTGAGAGTGTGGGAACTCTGATTGTCGATGAAGCCCATCATATTTGTGCCAAAGTGTTTAGTCAAAGTCTGTTCAAACTCTGCCCCAAACATATTTACGGACTCTCTGCCACACCGGAAAGGAAGGACGGTCTCACGAAAGTACTTCATTGGTTCATGGGCCCGACATTTTTTGCGGTCGAACGAGAAAATCAGGAACAAGTTGAAGTGTTCCCAGTGACATTTGATTCGCCAAACTACAGAAACCCACCACCCTCGATGAGGAATGGAAAGATTTCGATGCCTAACATGATCACGGAAGTTGTCGAAGATAGAACGAGGAATCGAATGTTAGTGGATCTAGTGAAGAAAGCCTCAGCCGGAACGAGACAACTTCTAGTACTGAGTGACCGTCGCCAACATTGTGAGTTTCTTCATCAATGTTTTCCAAAAACATCGGGGCTTTACATGGGAGGAATGAAGGAGGCTGCACTCCAGGAATCTTCCAAGAAGAAAATCATCTTCGCGACGTTCAGTCAGGCTCATGAAGGTCTGGACATTCCCACACTCGATACGGTCATCCTGGCCTCACCAAAGTCTGACATCACCCAGAGTATCGGGCGAATCATGCGGGAGACAAAAGGGAAAAAGAACAACCCACACATCTACGATGTCCACGATCCTTGGTCAATTTTCACGGCCATGTATTTTAAACGAATGAAAGTATATAGACAAGGTGGTTTCAAAATTCACGGAAAGGTGGCTGAAGAAAAGTCCACATTCCCTCAGGGAAAGTGTTTATTTTTATAATCTGAACAATTATTAAATGTCCGGTGCATTAATACAACTTGTTTCTAAAGGTGTTCAAGATATGTATCTCATGAGTGATCAAGGACATTCGTTCTTCCGAACGAAGTTCATGAGACATACAAACTTTTCACAGACACCTAAACTCATCAAAACGATGAATGAAAATGATGTATCCATAACGATACCGATTCTTGGAGATGTGATTAATGCTGTATGGTTTCAGGGCTCCGATAAGTTGATGGATATGTTTTTTAAATCTACGATTGATTTATACGTCGGTGGACAAAAAATAGATTCTCAACATTTTGATTATTACGCTGACATATGGCCAAATTATCTATCTGACACATACAGTAAATCTAGAGAACTAAACAATAACACAAGTTCTGTGAATTCTGGATTTTTACCTCTTCAATTCTTCTTCTGCAATCATAAGGCATTCCTACCCCTCGTAGCACTTCAAAACCACCAGGTGGAAATAAAGATTACGTTAGATTCAGCCAGTCTAGGTGGTTTAACGGACACGGAGAAAAAATACGAAGTGTATGGGAACTATATTTTCCTGGATAAAGAAGAACGGGAAACCATCGTGAAACGTTCGATGGATTTTGTAATCACACAAGTTCAACGCATCGAACATCAATTGAATCAGGATGACGGGTATAATACAATTGATTTAAGTCAACTTAATCACCCCGTGAAATCCATATTTTTCGGATTTGAATCAACTTCGAGTACGTACACGGATGATTATTTCACCTTTTCAGGGGTCGATCTTTATATAAATGGCACAACCCTCTTAGAAAATATGAAACCCGTCTATTTTCACACTATTCAGAATTATTACAAATCTGAATACGGTGTATCAGAATATGATGTCACGAGAGATATGTTGTACTATACACGATATTTTGCATATCACTTTTGTATGAATGCATCTCAGTATAACCCATCCGGTTCTTGCAACTTCAGTCGTCTCGACAACGCAAAATTAATCATCCGCGGTGTAGATGTTGCACCGAGTAGAACGGGTGACTCGTTATATGTTTATGCAGTCAATTATAACGTGTTAAGGATAAAGGATGGTTTAGGTGGTATACTTTTTGGAAATTAAATTTACGACGGGGGAGGACCCCGAAGTAGATTTAACATTTACGCCCTGATGGAATCAGAGACGGCTAATATGATGACGCCGACAATGAAAGCCATCACGACGTAATTCAATTCAGTTTCTTCTAGACCTGTAACCTCTACGGGTTTGGGTTCAACGACAGGTTTTTCCTGTTGAACGGGAGGTTCTAGATCCTCCAGCGGACAATACGCTATCATTTATATAGTATTTAGAGATTAATTTCCGTCTTCTTCTTTCGTCTTGTCCTTTTGGGTTTGGTGCCAGCGACGTTCACCTCTTTGACTTCACCTCCTGTGGAATCGCCCGAGACAGATATAATATCCGACATGTCGTCATCCTCCTCGGGAGGGGGTGCTGCCATCGTCGTGTTCATCGGGGGAGGTGGTGGCATCATGATGCCACCCATCAGACTCGAGATGTCTAGACCAGGACCCTTCATCTCGTAATTACCCGTGCCACCGACAGGAGTCTGAGTCTCTGCGGGTGGACCGTCGGGAGAACGAGTGGTATTCTGTACAGCCGCCATCATGTTCTTCACGAGATCGGGGTTCTGCTTCATGACATCGTTCATGTTAGGCATGACAGATTTGAACATACTATTGGTTAAATGGAACATCATCGCAGAACCACCCAACATCATGATCAACTTCACCTCGGGGGCGACATTAATCTTAGTGCGATACTTGACGTACAGCTCCTCAAACACCGTATCGTAGTCGTCGACGTTTTCCATGACCGATTCAGACCACCCCTCTAACTGAATCTCGAATGGGTTGTATCGCTTATTCAAGAATTCGAGACCGGTCACACACGCCACGAGCATTCTTCTCGAAAATCGAATCGACTGTTCCACATCAATACTATATGTGATTCGCTTGACTTCAGTCCTGAGCTCGTCCACGTTGGAATACGCGTTGAGTCGCTTATTCACCGCGAATCCCTTCTTCTCCAGGCGCCCAAGCTTGTTAATGAGATCAGCCTTCTCCTCATCAATCGATTTATATCCCTTAGAAGGTTGTTCTTCCTGATGACCGGGTCCCATATCTTCATTCATATCATCGTCGTCATCATAAATATTTTCCTCACCGTAGTCGATCTCATCTTCTTGTACCGGTTGACTAGGCATCGCCTGTTTATCGGGGTTCACGAAAGCGTCCATCGCCTCCTGTTGGGGTACTCGCTGTGAACGATGCATGGGTCGTGAAGGTCTCTGTACAGGCTGGGGTCGGGGGGCTGAAATTTCAATTTCATCCATCAAAGCCTGTTCGTCGGCGTCTAATTTCATAACGGTCGTGTTTCCTCGGTCAATGACAATTTCTTCGTCCATCTACTCTCTATATGGAAACTAAAAAAATACCTTTAACGCAGTTTATAAAAAATATTGGTACATTATAAATGTTCAAACCCAACAAGGTCAATCGAAATGCCATCGTGTCCATCGCCGTTTTGCTGATGATGATTTCCGTCCTCGCGGCGATGAAAAAAATGAGTAGGTACCAACCCAGACCGATTCGTATTACCACTGTCGCTGACAAATCTATTTTTGACCTGGAAAATGATATGAGGTGTGTACCCGGTCCCAGTGCGGAAGCGAGTGCGTACACGACTGGTCTCACCCCAGGAGGTATATGTGGTGCCCAGCAGCTCGTATCGGACATCGCCGGTTATGGAATTGAAGATGGAATCGGTGGATCTTTAATCTAAGCTAATAGAAATGGCACTCATCACTTCGCCAACTGAGACAATCCCGGATCTCAACTACGAGTATCACACCGTGACTATAGATAGTATTGGACAGAGTAGTTCGAACTCGTTCACGGTTTATCTCAATCAGCCTATAAAAAATGTGGTTCAGGCCAGGCTTATCGCGACACATCTTCACACAATAGACACCACAGAACACTATTACATTTCTATCGAAGAACTCGATTCTAATTTCAATACTAGAGCGAGTAATGTATATGGTGGACAATCGGCATTATCCAAACTCAACGGTTGCTTCGCGAGTCTCGTCTCCACTGCCGTTGACCATGGCAACTCGGATCACATTCAGGTATTCCAAGGTGATTATCCGGTTATTACTCAATACATTGACCCAATTAGACAAATCAGCCGTCTCACAATTAAAATATTTGATCAGGATGGCAACCTCCTCACTCCAAACGGAGATGATGACCCAAATCACCTGATCATTAGATTCGTGTGTAGAAAACCTAATTTGTAATTTTCTCCCCTTAAAGTAGTATTACCATGTCTGCCGGTGTCGTTCAATTGATTGCGATAGGTGCCCAGGATGAATATATCGTGGGTAATCCCGAAATTTCGTTTTTCAGTTCAACCTTCAAAAGACATGCTAATTTTTCACAATCCATCGAAAAACAAACGATCCATGGAGCGGTGAAAAACAATTCAATGTCCAGCGTTCAATTTGAACGTTCTGGCGATCTTCTCAGTTATGTGTATTTCACACTCGATGACACCACACAGGCCCTCGACGTTCAGCGTTGGGATACGATCATCGATAAAGTGGAACTCTACATCGGTGGGTCTCTCGTAGATACACAAGATGCAATTTTCACAGAGAAGATCGCCATCGATACGTTCGCTCAAAATGTTTCCAAGAGCTCTAACGGAACACATCCAGGTATAAGTGCTCGTTCTTACTTTTACCCTCTTCGTTTTTTCTTCTGTGAGGGGCCTCAGTGTGCACTCCCCCTCGTCGCACTCAACTATCATAACGTCGAAATTCGTATTCATTGGGCGTCTGTCGCCTCGAACTATAACATAGAGTGTTACGCCAATTATTATTACTTGGACAACGAAGAAAGAGGTAATGTCGCCTCTCGTAAACACGATTTATTGATTACACAGGTACAGAAAAACATCGCCTCGGGTACAGTCGTACAGGACCTCACATTCAACCACCCCGTGAAGTATCTCGCCTCATCGGATACAACAACCGATGGCGCCCTCACTTCCCCCACAAACAAGGTGAAGTTAAATATTAATGGTCTCGATGTTGCAAATTACAGATGGGGAAAACCACATTATATCGATGTCTCGAATTATTATCACACAAACTTCGTAACTTCTCCTGACTTCTTTATGTACCCCTTCTGTCTCTCTACGAGTTCTCTCCAACCCACGGGGACTCTCAACTTCAGTCGTCTCACGTCAGCAAAGATCATGAGCGAGACCATGCCCATCAATCACCCCATATACGCAGTCAATTACAATATATTACGTGTAGAAAACGGTATGGCCGGTCTTCTCTACGCGAATTAAAATACCGTGCTATATTAAATGGTCAAGAATATACCGACGATCGAACGGTCGACGAGGATCCGTTTCGGTAAACATGCCTTAGAAGACCAGGCAGAAAATACCATTGTTTTCAATGCATCGAATGTAGCGATGGAAGCCACAAATCCAGGTGCGGTGTATCTCAAACCCATTCGATTCAGGGAGGATTTCAGTGACCCCAACATCACACTTCTGATGTATAATCTGGAAACAGGTGAAATCACTGAGTCTGGCGCCGCAGCCTCGGAATTGACAGAACCTCCTCTTGAACTAGTGACTCGTTATGGTGCGAATCCTGGTCAAACTACACAAACACTTTTTTTAAATAACGTACATACAGCATTTACAACCTTATCAAATGTCGGAATTGCAAATACCTCTCCCACTCATACACTCGACGTGGGTTCGAATTTGTTTGTAGAAGATACTGGTTCTAACGTACTTTACGTGAGAGGAAACACCTACATCAGAGATAATCTAGAAGTCGGTGGAAATATCAGTTTCACTGGTGATGTCACACAAGTGAATACCACTAATATGGAAATCACTGATGCCATAGTTGAAATTGGTAAAGGAAACACGACTGATGATACGAGAACAGACCTGGGATTTATTCTGACGAGACCTACTGGTAACTCTAATGTAGTCATAGGATTTGATGAATTAAGTGACAAGTTTATACTCGGATATTCTGACACATCCGCTAGTGATCTAAACATCAGTGCTAAAACTTCTGAAACACTTGACCTTCATCTTTACGGTCGATTACTCACAGAATCCAACGTGGGTATAAACACGACAAACCCAACATCCAATCTTCACGTCGAGGGAAACGCGTACGTTTCATCAGACCTCAGTGTCGACGGGGACGCGAAATTCAATACAGATACTCTATACGTAAACGTGAACAGGGATAGTGTTGGCGTAAACACATCCACCCCAGATGCAAATCTCCATGTCGTTGGAAATGTGTACGTTTCTTCAAACGTGACCGTTGACACAGGCACGTTACATGTTGACACTCTGAATGATAGTGTTGGCATCAATACAGACACACCGAATGCAAACCTACACGTTGTGGGTAATACATACATCTCTTCAAATCTGACCGTCGACACGGATACGTTACACGTTGACAGTCTAACCGACAGTGTTGGGGTAAACACACTTACACCCGACGCCAACTTACACGTCGTCGGTAATGTGTACGTATCCTCCGATCTTGACATTGGCTCTGCAAATCTCACCGTTGACACAGATACGTTATATGTCGATGGCGTCAACGATAGTGTTGGTATAAACACACCTACACCGACTGCTAATTTACACGTCGTCGGAAATGTATACGTGTCATCCGATGTTGGCATAGGTGAAGCGAACCTCACTGTCGACACAGATACATTACACGTAGATGCAGTGAATGACCGCATCGGTATAAATACATCAACTCCCTTGACATCGTTGGATGTCCGAGGAACAGTCTATGTTCAGGGTGATACAGAAATTGGTAATGGTTCGAATTTTTTCGTCGATGATTCGACTTTATACGTCAGGGGTGATACGAAGAGAGTGGGTATCGGAACAACTGCACCAAACTCAAATTTACATGTGGAAGGTAATGCGTACGTTGACAGTGAACTCTCTGTCAATTCTCACCTCCAAGTAAATGGTGGTTCGATATACGTCGATGCGTTGAAAAATAGTGTCGGTATAAATACCACGTCCCCATCTTCCAATCTACATGTTGTAGGAAACGCATACGTGACATCGAATCTTGTGGTAGATGTCAACACGTTACATGTGGATACTCTAAACGACCGCATCGGTGTAAACACATCCACTCCTACTGCGGCTTTAGACGTTGTGGGCGCGGGTAAAATATCAACCGATTTTAGTGTTGACACAACTACACTGTATGTAGACTCGACTCTCGATCGTGTTGGTGTGAACACATCCACACCCTCTGTGGCATTGGATGTTGTGGGTGAAACCAAAATAAGTTCAAACCTCAGCATTAATACGAACACCCTTCACGTCGATGCCGTAAATAATCGTGTCGGGGTCAATAAAGTCGCACCGACTGTCGCCCTCGATGTAGTCGGTCAGACAAATATCAGCTCAGATTTAACAATTCCCTCAATACTTTCGGTAAAACAAAATGATCGAAAAATAGGTATTCGTAATACATCACCAAACGCTACTTTAGATGTTTCCGGTAACGTACACATTACATCTGATGTCACGATAGATTCTGCGAATCTGACAGTTGATACAAACACTCTACATGTTAATGCGTCCACGAAAAGGGTCGGTATTAATAAACTCTCACCCCTGAAGACTCTAGATGTTGTGGGCACTGTGGGTGTGACCAGTAATTTATCTGTGGACACAGATACTTTTCACGTCGACGCCCTCAATGATAGAATTGGAGTAAACACCCTGACACCAACCACGAGTCTCCACGTCGTCGGTGACGCCTATATATCAAATGGACTCGAGATCGGTGCCGCGAATTTTGTTATTGACACAAATACACTTTATGTTGATGCATCATCCGATCGTGTGGGTATAAACACATCTTCACCTTCCGCAAATCTCCATGTCGTCGGAAATACATATATTTCGTCCGACTTGACTGTTGATACGGACACCTTACATGTCGATACTGTAAATGACCGTGTGGGCATAAATACGAGCTCACCCGCCTACAGTTTAGATGTTCAAGGTACATCGAATGTCGGTACAGCGATCGGTACAACGATGGAATTGACTGGTACTACACCCACTTTAAACAAAACTACGGGTACACTCATATTGTCAGGAACAAATGCTGGTTTAGCTGTGGATGGAAACATTCACGGATTGAACGTCAATTTCCACGATGCAGAAGTACGTTCTTTAGATGTCGCGGATATCACGGCTACGACCTCGAAAACCACGGGGGCTGTGACTGTATCCGGTGGAATCGGTGTCGGTGGTAATGTCCACGCAGGAAGTGTGAATTTTGAAGATGCTGAAGTCGACAGTTTGACTGTGACAGATACGACGAGTGCGTCGAGTAAAACAACAGGTGCCCTTCAAGTCGCCGGTGGTGTGGGAATCGAAGGTGCTCTTTTTGGTACGACAGGTACGTTTGATGGTGCTATGACATTGACATCGGGTACAGTTTCAACCACAAAAACAAGTGGTGCGCTCATCGTTCAAGGTGGTATTGGTGCGACTGGTATGGTTAACGCCGCAAACGCAAATTTTGAAAATCTCGAAGCGGATAATGTTACGATCACTGATGCGACATCTTCCACGAGTAAAAACACAGGTGCTTTGTTACTCACTGGAACAGGGGCGGGTATAGGTGTCGACGGCAACGTATACTCTACAAACTTTGTCGCCACAAATAAGTTAGCATCCCAGAATCTCACGACACAGAGAATTCCTTACGTCGGTGGTGATAAATTCTTAGAGGATTCCTACATAACAGTCGGAACAGATGAAATTATCGTCAATGCTGATCTCACAGTCAATGGTAATATTTATCTAGATGGTAATACCTTTTCGGTAGATGTTGAAAATCTCGTAGTTGAAGACAGAGTTTTGGGTATAGCCAACAATAATACTGTACACACGTTAGATGTGGGCATTGTCATGAACCACCCAGGTAAAAATATAGCTCTCATTCACCACGGTGAAGATGGAGCGTCCCATGAACATCAATTCACAATCGGATATACACAAAATACAGTCAGTGACAATCATATTAACGACGACTTATCTAACGCCATAACTGTGAACATTCTCGGAAACCTTCTCGTGCAGAACAATATCACGATCAGTAATATCGCCACCTTCAGTGATACGACACCATCCTCGAGTAAAACTACAGGAAGCGTGATCGTCGCGGGTGGCGTCGGGGTTTCGGGTGCACTTTACGGTTCAACCGCCAACTTCGATGGGGTGACAAGTATCACCAATACCACTGCTTCAACTACAAAAACAAACGGTTCCCTCGTCGTTTCTGGTGGTATGGGTGTAAATGGTGCACTCTACGGTTCTTCAGCGAATTTCGATGGTGTGACGAGTATCACCAATACCACCGCTTCAACTACACACACGAACGGTGCACTCGTCATAAGCGGTGGGTTAGGTGTTTCCGGAAACGTAAACGTTAACGACAAAACATTCCTAAATGGTATCACACACGTTAAAAATATAACACCCTCTACAGATGCTGACACAGGTGCTTTACAAGTAGATGGCGGTGTTGGTATAAATGGAAATGTACACGTCGGTACACACGTCTACGTAGAAAATGGTATGGTTACACACACGGATGCCGTCACAAAGAAAACATACTCCTTTAAAGGTACGTTATCAAATGGTACGTCAGCGAATGACGCAGAAATTAATCTCGCATTCACAGATCATGTCTTCCATGCAAAAGTTGTAGCCATACTCGTCGAAGGTAATTCCGATGTGAGTACATTGAGTTTTGAAGTCACGGGTGGGTATCTGGGTGGTGCGAGTACCGGAGCTGATATCGCAAGAGGTCCCGTATCCGTTTTCGGTACATCTGTCGCAAACCCATGGAACAACAATGTTGTCGTCACCGATCACGACGATATATCCTTCAAACCATCGGAAGCGATGGCGGATACAGGTAGCTACAATGTTTTTGTCGAATACATTTCTCCTTCATCATCTGGACAACTTGAAAGTTATGCCGTGGGCGGTGGTTCACGTGTAAACTTCAATTATTAATTGACATTTCCTCCAAAGTGGACCGCTTCCCACTTTGCAAGAAAAAACCTCCTCACCTAATAAGAGATGTCAAGTAACAAAAAGACTCTCATTGATGGGGACTTCCAGGTTGGGTCGAATCATTTTAAAGTAGATACCGAGAACAACTATGTTGGTTTCAACAATGCTACACCTCAAAATAAGATTGATGTTCAAATTGGAACGAGAACAGGTACACATTCAACGGGTAAACCCCTCTACGTGACAGGTGTTACGAGTACGAGTGGTGCAGAGTTCGTCTCGGATGACGGTACAGCTGGTATTGGCATTGGTTCAAGTAACATCTTCGCGACGGAGACCAATCAGAACATCACAATCGCCCCAGACGGAACAGGTGCTGTCGGTATCAAGACTGCTACACCAAACCCATCGGGGGAAACATTCGACCTTTGGGTTCAAGGGGATACAAAAATAACTGGTAACGTCACGGTCAATGAAATTTATGGGGATGGTTCGGGACTTTTCAACGTGGCTGGAACGCAGTGGGTCTCTTCCTCTGAAGATATCTATTTTCTCAATAACACCGGATCAGGTGAGGGGAAGGTTGGTATTGGTAAAACCGTACCAGAATACAAGTTGGATATTTTAGATAGCAATAAACCAACTATTCGTGTAAAATCGACGAGTACCGGTGATGGTGACGCTCTCCTCATTCTCGATAGTTCCGCTACAGGTGAGAGTGATATTGATTTTAATCACGACGGCGTTCTCAACTGGAGAATCCGAACGGGTGATGCCGCTCCGAGTGGAACAACGTTCCAACTGAATAACGCGAACGATTCCGACGTTTTAACAATTCAACAAAATGGTAATGTTGGTGTAGGGACGAATTCACCGAATGTACCCCTCGAAGTTAATAAAAGTGCCGGTGGTGAAATGCTCCGACTTGCAACTTCGACAGGTACCCTCTACGCGGGTGTAGATGCTAACCCACCGTGGTTTGGAACATCCTCGGATGATCACTTCCGTTTGGTGACAAATGGAACCGAGAAGGTTCGCATTGAGAGCGGGGGCAACGTCGGTATCGGGACGACGAGTCCGGGTGCGTTATTACACGTGAATGGCGATATCGCGGTCGGGGCAAGCGGTTCTTTACGAAGGACTGCTGATAACGACCTAATAAATATATACGCCGGCTCAGATAATACAAGTCCATACATGTTCATGACGGGTAAAAGTAGGTCGAGTAACGCAAATAAAATTGGTTTTCGAATAGCGTCCGCGACTAAATTTGAGTTATACAGTGATAAAGCGTATTTCGCCGACAAGGTCGGTATCGGGACGACTACCCCGGGTTACACACTAGATGTGAATGGTAGCACCATGATTAGACAAACCCTAAACATACAACCACCAAGTTCTGGTGGTGGTCAAAATGTATTTACGGGGTTCAGAACTGGTGATAGTTACGGACGAGCACAGCTCGTATTGAGTTCGGGATACAGTGATGTCATCATCGCTTCGTCACAGGCGAACAATAATCATGGATCAACACTGTCATTTGCGTCGTATAACCCGTCAAATGCAGCGGATTATCGAAAATTTGTGATAGGTCAGGGTAATTGGGGAAGTCGCATACATTTTCTTGAATTTGGATATGAAAACAGTTCACAGGATAACCCACACATTGCACTCAATGATACCGATACAGTCTTAACAATGGATGGAATAAATAAACGGGTTGGTATCGGGACGAGGACCCCGAGTTACAAATTGGACGTGCAAGGAGATATCAACTCCACTGGAAAGATAAATATCGGGGACTATGCCGTTGCTCAAGGATACATGACTTCGCGCACTCTCACTCTTGGGAGTACATCTTCAGACTACGGTGGTGGTAGTAACTGGAATACAAATACGGCCGCGATACTGCTAGAGTGTTCGAATAATACCGAAATTGCTGTTCATGATGGTGGAACTCGGGTTGCGAGTTTGATGCATTATGAAGGTTCGCCTAATCGTATCACGATTGGAAGGGATATGGGGTGGGGAACTATTTCTAGTGTGAGAATGTACGGTTCGCAATCATACCCAAATCGACCGGTGGCAATGGTAGGTAAGAGTAATGGTCGGGTATACAGCCCGAATGTTATAGTGTATAACATTGTATCATATAATGATGGTGGTTTGTACAACACGGGCAATGGAAGATTTACAGCTCCAGCGGGTTATGCTGGATACTACCTTGTCACTTACACTGGATTAGGTGGTGCTAATGAAACTGCTCCAAATACTCGTTGGCAGCTAAATGGCAATGATTTAGCTTGGGGCGCTGCACATATTAATAACAATCCGTGTAGTAGTCGGTGGGGTTTGAGCGCTCAGCTCATCGTTTATCTAAATGCAGGTGATTTCCTGACACATAGAGTTATTGGTGGATCTATTTATGGTGGTGCTTCTACTCACTGTACAACGGTGTGTATGTTTATGGGATCTAGGTAATTATTTTTTATAACATGATGGTATATGACTGAAGTCACGTTCACAAAGAATTCAGATGATACGTCTCTACTGACGGTTAAACTGGACCGCATTTCTTCAAAGTCTATGAAAGCACTGTCAAAAGTTCCAGAAGATTGGGTCGAGAATATTATTTCTAGTAGGTCTCAGCCCATCTGTGAAAATCTTTGGCAAGAGCACGTGAAAACATGTTTACGTGACAACCTGACCCCAAAAGTGTCAAAGACAATGCTTCTGTTGGGGTACGAACCCCCATCTGAACTCATTTTTCAACCAAAAGGGTCGTGTATAGACAATGATGATGGGTCATGTGTGATAGAAGTGACCATAGATCCATTATTTACAAAATGTATTCAAGACGTTTTCACTGACCCTTCAAAAGAGATAAAATCAATCATATGCACACGGTTAGAAATGCAAATTGAAGTTATGATCGATGAAGCTGTCAGTAAAAATTTACATTTAGGTAAAACAAGGGACGAAATCATAATGAGCTATCAACATGAAGAAAACATCACCGAATTCTCCGATGATGAGGAGCCGTTTGTAGACACCACCCGCACCGAGCTCGAGCAAGCTCTCGAGGCTGAAAAAGAAAAAACGAAAAACCTCGAGTCCCGCCTCGCTTTCCTTGAGACAGCGGTAGCTTCACTTATTTCTTAAACTACTATAGATGAGCAGTGACATTAACGTTCAAACATTCTCGAGGAAGGTTAATATCAACAACAACCTATTAGTAGGCTCTTCACACTTTTTCGTAGATACCGTCAACAATAAAGTGGGTATCACGACGAGCGCTCCACAAGCAATCCTAGACGTTAACGTGGGAACGAAACTGACTCTCGGTGGCATTCTGACTGGGGATGACTCAGGTCTCACAAACGTGAATTCAGATAGCGGTCTATGGGCAGGGGCTGGAACTGGTTCGGTCTACCTATCCACCTAAACGGACAATGTGGGAATTGGTGGTGGTGATGTCATGCACCAAACTCCCACTTTGTAAGAAAGTCATCCCGATCGAAGTCCGCAGGACTTCCCCGTATCAAACAAAAGCCGTTGGCTTTTCCCAGTTTAAAAAAACCTCCTCACCTAATAAGAGATGTCATCTAACAAGAAGACGCTCATAGACGGAGACTTCCAGGTTGGGTCGGCTCACTTTTATGTCGACGTGGAAAACAACAGGGT